ACGATCGTCACCAACCGGGATGCCGGCGGTAACTTCAACCTACAGGAGTTCCCCATTAGCGCTACCAGCCCTATCATGTCTTGGTTCAGCACGACCGCCTCGGGGTACGAACGCTATCGCATCGAGGAGTTGGAGTTCTTCTACAACACGTCTATTGCCACTACCAACGAGGGCACTGTTGCCCTCGGGGTGGACTACGACCCTCTTGACGACCCTCCTGAGAGCATGTCAGAGATGGCCCTCATGCGGACCAACATTGCTGCCAACGTTTGGTGCCCCGAGTTTAGGCTGCGGGTGGACCCAAAGGCACTTCGTGGGTTGGGCACGTGGCTCGATGTCGGCTCTACAGCACCTGAGAACCGCGAGCCGCACCTGAACACCGCTGGCAATTTGACCATTGCTGTTGAGGGGTGCTTCCTTGGGAGCGCGACGGCGCCAGCCGTGATTGGACGCCTCTACGTTCGGTACAAGGTGCGGCTGACGGTGCCGCACTCCACCGTTGACGGCATGTCTGCGCCGTACATGGCCCTAGGGCCGCTAACGTCGCCCACTGGCGAGCCCGTGACCCATGCGTCACTCGTTGATCGGTTTTGTCAGTACACTAGGGGCCTGATAGACCCGGCTTGGCTCGCCACCTACCCCGTGGCTGACGTGCGGCGCCGCACTGGTGGGTGCTACCTCGACTCGTATGTCGTAGACATCAGCAAGGTCAATATCCAGCCACGTATGGTGGGCCGATACATGCTGGTCCACAGCCGCACCGGCTCAAACCGGGGCCACGGCTTGAGTTACGCTCCACTACGGGGCGTCAAGATACCGGCCACCGGGTACGAGCTCGTCAAGGACCACAACGTCGACTTGTCGGTCAATGTCATTATATTCGACGTTACCATCCCCTGTCTGGGCGCGGGGACAGCATCCGGCTTGCAGCTGATTTTCGCTGACGCATCCGCTGTCAACCCCACTGTGGACTTCTTCGCGGTGACGCCACTGGCCAAGTCTCCGGCCAGCACATACACCTAAGTAGTAACTTGAGCTGATAGTCCGGGTCATAGTCCGGACAGCCACAGTGGGCTAAACCACTGACCTGTAC